GTTCTCTATGTACTCATCTCCGTTAATGTGTTTGAGCCCAAGTTCTTCCCACGGAATGCTCTGCGGCGATGGGGATCTTAAGGTTGAGAGTGCGGCCTGCTTCTTCCGCCATTCGTCGAGCGATATTACCGACATCTTCTGCTACTGCCTCGTTCTTACAGGCGACTTGGATTTCGTCGTGTATCCAGCCCACTATGTAGGCATCGTCGCCATGCTGTTTCTTGATTTCGTCATAGGTGAGGAGCACCCACCACTTACTGACTAGGCTCCCACAGCTCTGTAGTAGCTGAGAGAGACACCTGTGCTCTGACCTGATCTTGAGCTTTCGCCCATCACAGGTCTTGATGTACCCACGAGCATAGGCTGCTTTGAGGTTCTTCTTCAGTGTGGCAAACGCTGGCACAGACTTAAAGAATTGCTCTTTAAGCTGTTTACCTTTGGCTCTGCCCCCATCCGTAATCTCACCTATACGAATGTCGCCGCCGCCATACATTGTTGCATCGTTGTGTTCGACTGGGTTCGTTACTCCCAGCCCGTTCTCTTATGAACTGCTATATGTCGCCATATAGACCAGACTATATCTTCACCCTCTTTCGAGGGGCTGTGCGCTTCCACTCACTTGAGTGTACTCCCTTACGGGATAGTCGTTGCACCTTCCAGATAATCAATCGCTGCCCTCAATGTTTGTGTACTATCTTGCATTAAGCCTAAAGCTCTATTGCAGTTATGACAGAGTAGACCACGCACAGCCCCAGTTATGTGGCAATGATCGACTACAAGTTTCATTGAGTGGTGTTTAGCCATTACGAAGCCCTCTCCATTACATAACTTACAGCAATGGTTTTGGTCTTCGAGCATAGCTTCATAATCAGACACACCGATATTGTAACAACGCTGAAGGTAATTCTCACTTTGACCGCGAGTAGAACAAACGTCACTACAGTGTAGGTGTGATGGGGCTAGGGGAGAAAAATTATTGCCACAAATCTTACACGGCTTATCTTTAAAGAACCCTTGAGGGTACTTATCAGGACGCGCTGTGAATTTATCTGATGTTGGATTGGTTCTTGTGTACATGAGCACCTTCCTTTCGGAGGGCGCGATGTCTTATCTAGCTTGGCTCAGGATTGTCTTCGAGAGAGTTTCCCTGAGTTCACACAGTTTTAATCGAGAGGTTGCCCTCAAGTCATCCCATTGAGATGAATGTTTTCGCTTGGTCTCGCGTAGCAAGACCTGCTGCCTGTTGATTGTATGTGTGGATGTCACCTTCGAGTATCTGTTTGGCATACTCACCGCCATCGTATGGCGCTAGGTATGAAGCAAGTGCTCTCAGCTCAATGCCACTAAGGTCAGCACCACAGAGAACCCAGCCCTCTGGCACACCAAAGAGACTACGACACTGTTCGCCATAGGGAGACCGTGCGCTGGGCACAGTCGCCAAATTTGGCGAGGAGTGCGCCGCTCTGGTGCTGGTAGTGGCCAAAGGATCAATGCGATGCCTAATGCGGCCATCTGCATCCACCTTCTTGAGCCACGCACCATTGCCCTCTGCCAACATGCCGATCCTCTTTTGGATCAGCTTAAAGTCAGCAAGACGCTTGGCCTCTGGGTACGGTAGTTTGACCAGCACATTCTCATCAATCTTAGCTTGGCCGTTAGGAGTAAACTCCTTGGGCTTCCACTTGTACTTATCGACCAGACAGCGCTGGATGTGGGGGTTGCTGTTGGGGTTGAAGTAGACAGTCTTCTTTTTGACAAACACCTCCCCAGCCTTATAGCCCAGTGTCTTGTTGTCACGCTTAGGTAAGAAGTCCTCTGTGACCTCCCAGGCTGGGAACAAGTCCTTTAGATCTTCTTCGATGACATGACGCTTCTGTGCCAGCTCTGCGTAGAGTTCACCCGCTGCCTTCTGGTCAAAGGTCCACCCGTTCTGACCGATCTCATGGCAGATAGAAGCCATGCGGTGTTCGAGGTAGATTGCTTGCTCTGAAGGCTCTGTCTTCATCAAGCTCTTGTAGAGCGCTGCTGTGACTTGAGTGTCTTGGATGCAGTAGGTGAGCATCTCTTCACTGAAGGCATCCCAGCCGCCCTCATAGTCATCCTTGAAGTCGCCTAGACGCATACCCCAAGCCTTGAGACTATGCCGACCCCAGAACTTCTTTGGGAACTTCTCTGCACTCCAGTTGCGCTCTGCATCATCGTTGAAGAGTTCGTGGTGTATCATTTTACTGAGGATCAGGGTGTCTGTGATTTTACCTTTGATCTCGAAGTCTGGATACACGATCTGTAGGGCAGGGTAGTCGTATAACACAAAGTTGTGGCCTATGACCTCATCAGCTGTCGATAAGAGGTTGAGGCCTTCTTGTATCTCGTGCGGCCTAAAGGCTCTGACTTCATCAGTGTCGGGGCACCGAAGTACAATGCACCATACCTTGCTTATGGTGTCCAACAGACCGTTGGACTCTATGTCTGCTATCCATCTCATCGGTCATCACCCGATCCACCAATCTTACCACGAGCCGCTCTGCTTTCGAGCTTCTCTAGGTTCATGTTGGCAACTTCATTGAGACTAATGTTGAGGTCTTTGGCCAGCATTGCGCAGTACCAGAGCACATCACCAATCTCATCAGCTATGGCAACTCTGTCAGCCCCCGGTAGATCACCAATCTCACTAAAGGTAATGTCCTTGTCTCTGATGAGCTTCTTGATTTTACCTAAGACCTCACCAGCTTCATTGGATAGGCCCAGCGCCGGGTAGATTACTTTCCAGCGATAGATGCCAGTCTTGGATGCCTCAGCCTGATACGCATTCATTGATAGATTGTTGCTCATGTTCTCACCTTCCAAATTGTCTGAACGTAGCCTGCGGATGCCTTGCGTTTGCCTGCTGCTTCAGCGAGGCCCAGCTTTACGAGGCGGGGGATGTACTGCATGCAAGAGTGGCCGCTTCGGAAACTCATACGCTGCATGATTTCATCTCTGGTGAGGCCAGTGTGCTTGGCCCCTAGTAAGATGGCGTAGACTTGAAGTTCGAGGTGGGTGAGATCTGAGAGCCTGCACGGCTCTAGTTCTACTGTGTCAAATTTGAATGACTTTTGGTCAGCCATGGCTGTTGTTCCTTTGTATTCAGTTGTCATTGGGAAAGGCTGTCAAAAACCCAACTAGCAAAAACTTTTGTGCGGGTTGGGATTTAGCTTCTGCCAGTTAGAAGGGCACATCATCGTAGACTGTGCGAAGTCTTCCGCTATCGCGGTTATACTGGAGCTGGTCAGCTGGACCGACTTCTCCCGTGTGACGGTTTTTCAGCACGACCAGATTACGCCGGCCACTTGTAGGCTCATCAGCATCCACTTCCATGGCGACACACGCATCAGCAAGTTGTGCCAAGGCATGTGATCCACGCAGTTGAGACAGTGAGACCTTAGCGCCACCCTCGTGACCTAAGTCCCCGCCGGGACGCCGTAGGTGAGACACCAGCACTAGAGCCAAGTCTAGCTCAGAGCATAAGACACGAAGGGTGTGCATTATGTGGTCTACCATGACCCTTTCGTTTGAGCCTACGTCACCCGCACCTCCACTTATGAGGATCGATATGTGATCTAGGAACACAACGTCACACTTTAGGCCGTGTTTCATGTAGCGGATGCGGTTGCAGATTACGTCCAGCTCTGTCGATCCAAAGTGATCAAACAAGTAGATTGGACCTTTAGCCATGAGACTGTCGAAGCCAGACTTAATCTCATCGGCTGTTGCTGCATCAGCATCAACTGTGATGTTCTTTTCGATGTGGATGCCAGCAAGGCCTTGAGCACTCCGTTTGACGCTCTCTTCAAGCATCAGCATACCCACAGTGAAGCCACTCATGTGGATGTGGTAGGCCATCTCTCTGATCAAGGTACTCTTGCCTACACCAGAGCCAGCACAGAGCGTCACAACGCCTGTACGGATACCCTTGAGCATCTCATTGAGCCTTGGGTATGGGTACTGTACGGGGCTCTCTGCGTCTGCCACAGCCACCACCTCACGCAGGTCTCCCATGCTGACGATGCCATCAGGTCTGAAGTCTGCGGCTTGGTGTATTGCACTGATGATTGCTGCCGCATTGCCAGACACCAGACACTCGTTTGCGTCTTTCATTGGTAACACAGCAATCTTGGTCTTACCGATTGGAAGTACCTCAGCACAGGCTTGGGCTGCTGCTTGACCAGCTTCGTCTTGATCGAACATCAGCACGATCTCAGCAAAGTTGTTGAGGTAGTCGATATGCTGCAACAGGTGCTTCTTGGCACTTTGGGCTCCATGGGGCACGGAAATCGTTGCAAATTTGTGGTTCTGTATTTGCGATACGCTCATTGCGTCCAGTTCGCCCTCGCAGCAAACGATCTTCTTGCCACTGGACCACAGGTGCATCCCAAAGAGGCCCATGCGGTCACTGTTGCCCACCACAGAGAACTGTTTGTCTCTGGTGCGTACCTTCTGTGCTACAGCTCTCCCTTGCAGGTCTCTGTAGGTCGCAATCTGCACCAGTTTGCCACGGTGCTCACCGATCATGTAGCCGAACTTGCGGCACGTTTGTTCTGTGAGCTTACGGCTGCGCAGCTCTTGGTATTCACCTTCGAGCAAGTGTGCTGAAGCGCTGGGCTTGACTGGAGCATCCACCACCTCGCCATCACCTGATGTATAGGT